GATCCAAAAGTAACAGGATCTTGGGTTGCGACATCTTCATTTGCCTCTAATAGTATTTTTAATACTAGTTCTGGAGGAATATATATACCAAATACTGAAGTATTTTATTTTGATCAAGTACCAGCAGGTATTCAAAACGCTATTTCTGATAAAATAAAACAACAAAATATTGTTTTACCTTATAGTAGTAGTGATTCAAATATTCCCAATGCTAATGTATTATCCCCATTTATTTCAATTCAACAGTTTCCTACTATAAGTTCTAGTTATACTAGAGATATTGATTATGTAGAACTTGGTTTTTCCCCACAAAATGAAATAAATGAAGATATAAACTCTCAAATAGGATATTTTAATTTAGGAGATGTAATTGGAGATCCTAGATTTCAATCATCTTCTTTAGATACTTATCCTGCTTTAGATGCTATAAGAGAATCATATTTCCAAAAATATATTTCAAATTACCAAGAATGGGATTATACTAGATTAATTCAATTTTTTGATAATTCCTTATTTAAAATGTTTGCTGATTTTGTGCCTGCTAGAACAAGTTTAGCATCAGGTATTATAATTAAACAAACATTATTAGAAAGAAATAGATATAGAACACCACAGGTTAGTCCATCTGCCTCTATTGCTTTAATAGGATCAGGATCAAGTTCAGTTGGTACCCCATATACAGTTGAAGACCAATTAATTACAGGCTCTATAGCAGTAGGTAGTACTGTAGGTACTAATGGAGGTTCATTACCCGATGACTATTATTTAGCTTTAAATCCTTCAAATTATAATATTCCCTTTTCAAGCAGTGTTACATATCAATTATCTCAATCAGGAGTATATAATATAATATTTGATGTATCAAGTTCTGGAGGATCAGCTGCTACATTAAAAGTTTATAATTCACCTACAGTTCCTTCTTCATTTTTAGGAAGAGCAACATCATCAGTATTTACGGTTTCTAGTGGAAGTGATTTAAATACAACTGTTAATTTTATAGCAGATTTTTCATCCCAATATGTTACTATTTTTAATGACACAGATACAGGCTCAGCTCAAACTGAATCTATATCTAATATAAAGATGTATCATATACCTGCTTTTAAAGCAGCAACACCTTCATTATCAGGTTCAGTAACACAAATATTAACTAATTATTATGATTTTAATGGTGAATTAGAGGGAACAAATTTAGTAGTTACTAATGGAGATTTATCAAATCCTACGGTTATTACTCCTATTGTTTATTCAACTTCTTCTATTCCAGCAGCTTACACTTATCCTGCTCCTTTTTTCGCCCCAGGAGTTTCAGGTGGGTTTGACAGAGTTACACAAAGTTATTCAAATTATGTACAATATGATTTTAATTTTGATAAAACTTATTATTTAAGTTTCACAGCTAGTATTACTGGTTCTGGACCTGAAGCAAATTTAGCAATAGTTAATTCAGATAATACTTTTGCTAATGGTGTTTCATCTGGTTCTTATACTAATACTATTAATCTAAACTCAGCAACTACTATAATTCAAGATTATGAAGTAACAGGTTTAAAACCTTTAATATATTTTTTAGATATTGATGGGGGAGCTACTGTATTAAATATTAATCTTTATAATTTTGTTGTTAAAGAATCGGAATTATTAGATCCTGAAGGATATGTTGTTGAGAATGATGTTCAATTAGAAAGACTAAATTCTAACTATATGGATGTTGATTTTTCAACTAATCCAAATATTGCTGTAAACTCACAAGCTATTTTAAGTGGTAGTGCTACTCGAGCAGCAGTTCCTGATTCATACTATACATCAGCTAAACAAATTAATCCAAGATATGAAGGATGTAAATTAATTTCTTCTACAGGTTCAAGATATGAAGGATTTGTAAACCAACCAATGATAACAGGTAGTTCAATAGGAGCATTAGCCAACGTAGAACAATATTGTGATTGGTTTGCTTATTTTGATAATATTTCATCTGTAGATTATAATTTTCTTACGCTTCAAAATACTACAGCTTTAAGAACAGGATCAGCAGTTCATATTACTACTTTAATTGATGTATTTGGTAATAAAATTGATTTATCTCCAACAAATAATATTCTTATAACAGGTAGTAAATTAGAAACAACATCCTCTCTTACTGTAAGTAGTGCTAGTTTAGCTCCACTCACACTTGATACTTCAGGTTCATTTATTGTAAATGGTATTACTATTAAAACTACAGGAAGTGTTCAAGCTAATACTGCTACTCAAATTAATGTATTAACTGGTTCTAACTTTGCTAACACATTAATTTCAGTTTCAACTGCCTTTAATTTTAGTTCTTCTATATCTCCTTATAGTTCTTCATTACAATATATTTCAAGCAGCGTAACTACAACTACAATATCTTTCTTTACTACATCATCCTTAATAGGAACTATATTTTCAGCTAATACCTTAAATAATTATACTTTCGTATCTGGAAGTACTACTACTAACTTTAGTGGTGCTACTAATGAATTATTCCCTAATCCATTAATAAGTAATATTCCTTTAGTTAATTCAATTTTTCCATATAATTTAATGAATGAATCGGGGTTATCTTCTGAAAATACCCCTGTATCTATAAGACAATATATTATATCAGGAAGTACTAATGTTACTTCAGGAAGTTTTTTAAATTATAATGTTGTTATAAGTGGAATTCAACCTTTATATAATGCTGGAACTTATGATAATGTTTATGGTATTCCTAATGAAACTATTGTTGTTTTAAAACAAACAGGTTCACAGGTTTCTCCAGCAACAAATATTCCTGGTTTATTAATACCTGGAAACTTTAATCCAAATTATACAGATAGTTTATTATCTATAGCACAAACCGCAGGATTCTTTAAAACCATATAATAAAAAACATAAAACTATATATTTATAATAAAATAAACAAATGGGATATTTAAATAATACAATAGTAACCGTAGATGCTATCTTAACAGATGTAGGACGTCAATTACTAGCTCAACAAAATGGTCAATTTCAAATTACTCAATTTGCTTTAGCAGATGATGAAATTGATTACACACTTTATAATCCAAATAACCCTTCAGGTTCTGCTTACTATGGACAAGCTATTGAAAATATGCCTTTATTAGAGGCATTTCCTCAAGCTACTCAAACCATGAAATATAAGTTAGTAACTTTACCTCGTGGAACAGCAAAATTACCTATTTTGGATATTGGATATTCATCAATTATATTAAAACAAGGTGCTTCATTAGCAATTACTCCTCAAACATTAAATTATTTAGGTGGTAATACTTATGAAACAGCAGGCTACACAGCTACAATTTCAGATATTAGATTATTTAACACATTTGAAGGTGTTGGAATTAATACTCCTGCTGTAACTGCTTTAAATTTAGCAAACCAAACTACAACCATTGGTACTAGTGTATCAAGAACAGTTGTTGGTTCTACAATTAATATGACAGCAACAACTATTAATACATTATTTAACACACAAACACAACTTCAATGTACATTAACTATTGAAGGTAGAGATAGTGGTGCTTTTATAACAATTCCCGTAACTGTAACTAAAGTTCAATAATATATAAAACATGTCATTTAAAAGATTAGAAGCCGACGATTTTCTAGTAAGCTCAAACGCTATATCCTCTGTATGTTGGACTACAGGTAGCCCTTCATTAACAAGTTTCTTTACCTCCTCAGCTCAAGCAAATGGAAGTTCAGGTAATTATTATTTAAATGTATTTGATACTACTTCTACACAGTCTGTCCAATTTGCTATTGCTTATGGAAATGCTAATGGTAGTGGCAGTGCTGTATATAACCCCGCTGTTAATGGTTTATCACCAACAAGTACTATTTTTGGCCAATGGCAAGATTTAGTAATTGGGGATGAAAATACTAATTTTACATTTGGTGCCATTACATCTTCAGAATTTTTTGCTTTACCAGTTGAAAGAGCATGTTATAAAGAATCATTATTTTTAGGTTCTTTAACATTAAACTTAACTGGAAGTGGAACTTCATCTATTAAATTAACAGACAATAGTGCTTATGTAACATCAGTTCAATTTTGTGCTGCTGGTAGAGTATTTCAATTAATTACAGGTTCAGCAGGTGTTATATCATCTAACTTAACAAAAAATACATCAGATGGTTATTCAGCTAACTCAGGATCTTATGGTTGGTTCTTACCAGATATTGGAACTATTATTTTAAACCCATTAGCTTTAGCAGCTCCCGCTGTAAGTGGAGGTATTGCTTTTGTTTATAGTGGATCTGCATATTCTGGTTCAGCAACATATACTAGCCAAACAAATGCAAATGCTCAATTATATAGAGCAATTAGTGGTTCAACAGGATTTACTTTAAATTCACAAGAAACTATTGTATCGGATTATATATTTGTTCGCCCAAGAAGTTCAGAATTTAATTATTCAGAAAACCCATCATTTATTTCAGGTTCAACTGGAGAAGTATTATATCCTCAATTTATTAACAATCCTCAAGTATACATTACTACTATTGGTTTATACAATGATACTAACCAATTATTAGCAGTAGCTAAATTATCAAGACCATTAGCAAAAGATTTTACCAAAGAAGCTCTTGTAAGAGTTAAACTTGATTTCTAAAATGAATGGGTGCTTACAAACAATTTTTAGCGTCGGATATAGTAATTACTCCGCTTGAATTAAACAAATCGTTTAATTTCGAGGGGGCAGCCGCGTTAACTAGTTCTGTTGTTGGAATTGATAGATATCAAGGTTTAAATTCTAGTTCATTATTTAATCCTTTAACCGATCCTACAACAGGACAAATTACTACTCAATATCAAAGATTAGTTTATAGTTCTATAGAACAACTTTATTATTCGAATTACTTAAATTCTACAGCTAGTTATGGTTCACCCTTAAATACAGCAAGTTTAGTTCCTGGAGCTAATATTACTGGTGATGTTTTAGTAGGTACTACATCTTCAGCAGGAAGATATTACAATTTTTCCCAAACAGATTTAACATTTGCCCATTATTTTCCAACATCATCTAATTCAATAATAGGTGTTATGTCTATTCCTGTAGGGTTGTTTGGAAATTATATTCAACCAAATACATTTAATTGGATAGCACCAAGTGGTTCTATTTATGATGATGGACAAGGTAATTTAATATTTTCTTCATCACAACAAATTTGTGGTAATATATTTTATAGTCATGGTATAGCAGTTATTACTAGTGATTCACAACCAGGATCAGATACTTATGGAACTGCTATTTATGGATCTTCATTATATGGATTATCTGATGTTTTAGTAATAGAAAATTTTGTAACATCTTCAAATGTTACTTGTTCGTTTTCATCCTCCCTTACCATTTATGAAACCCAATATAAATGTACTGCTAGAGAAAATGAATTCAGTTTTAGCCAAAACCCATCAATAACTTCAGGTAGTACAGCTAATTCAAGTTCAGTAGGAACATTCTATACTCCATCACAAGATATATATGATTTTGCTACAGGTTCTTATTTTTCCCCTTACGTAACTACAATTGGTTTATATAATGAACAACAACAATTATTAGCGGTAGGAAAATTAGCTCAACCATTACCTTTATCGCCTACAACAGATACTACAATACTTATAAACATAGATAGATAATATGTGGTTATACAATGAACAAGTTATAGAAAAAATTGAGGATATGCCTCAAGGAACATTCGGTTTTATATACATTACTACTCACAATTCAAGTGGGATATCGTATATTGGAAAAAAATCGCTATATCACAACGTTAGACGTAAATTAACCAAAAAAGAACTGGCTGAGCATACCGGAAGAGGACGTAAACCCACAACCGAGGTA